GGTCGTGGGTTCGATTCCCTCCAGCTCCACCAGGAAATTCAAGGGCTTGCGGTTAACGCCGCGAGCCCTTTCCTTTTTTAGCACAACGCTTTTGGCATAACGGTTGTTTCGAGGTCCAGAACGAGGCAAATCGATTCCCTCTTCTCGTAAAATCCGGGCGAGAGTTTCCGGATGATATCCGCAATACGCGGCCGCATCGCGGAAAGAGTAGAAGGGGCCTTGAATCATCATGCTTATCCCAATATTACCTGAAATATCAGCATCTACCTTCCAACACTGACAGACACATTGCGGACAATCCACACAATAATGTCAACGATTTTCCAAATCCCGAGGGGTACAAAAAGAACAAGACCCCAAAGCATCATCCGACACATTCTCTCAATCCCTTCTCCGATGCGACTATACATTCTTATTCCTCCTCCGGATCCGGGATGGGGCCGGACACGCGAGTGAATTTTGACAGAAATTCGATGACCTCTCGGCAAAACAACAGTTCATCGCCAGTAGAGTACAACACCATTTGTTGCCCGTCCTGAGCGTTCGTTGTATTGATGACGGCTCCCTGCACGAGGTATACACGTCCTGTTTTGTTGTTCTGATAGCGTCCCCTCGGCGGCTCAGTCGTCCAGCGCATTGCTATCTCCCATGCTTCGACCGAGCCTTCCTGGCGGCCTTATTGCGCTTGCGACGGCTCTCTATCTTTCTGTTCCACGCTGCGCGTTGCTCCGGAGTCATTTTTTCAACAATAACGCGTTTGACGTTTGAATCTTCGAGATGTCTCGCCAATCCCTCGGCGTTATAATCTTCCCACTTGCTGATATCACCATTGTTGTATTCAACCTGCATGAATCCCCCTTTGAGTGGGGGCCGAAGCCCCCTATTCATTAATCTACCAGCGTCCAATCTTCGGCCAGCATGTCCGTCTGGCTGGCGAGCCAAGGCACGCGGACTTTTTGTGCGCTTGGGTTATCGGTGTGCAGCACCGTTGTGTCGATGTAAATATACGGCGCGGTCATTTTGCTCTTCGCATCCGGGCGCTGAAGCGCAATAAAGATTCCTTTGCCATTCCATCCACGTCGAGCCAGCTTGTGCCCCTGTTTGAGGTACATAAGCGCGTCGCCGAAATCCTCAGGTCCCATGTCTTTTCTCCTCTTGAAGGTTGTTTATTTACACCTATTGAAGTGCAGCCACTTCCAAACTGTTTCCGACTTTGCATCCGCAGCCGCGCCGATTCGTCCGGAACGGATATCTCCGTTGCCAGCCAGCATTCCCACCGCGAAATGGACATGCCCCAGCTCCGTTTCCAACATCTCGCGGTTCGTTGGCCCGCCATCCGGGTGGGTGGACTCGTAGCCGTGACGCAGTATCTTACCGACGATCTGTTGCACTTCGGCGCACTCTTCGATCAGCAACGCCAACCGTTCGCGCTCCGCCAATGTCAGACTGTCAGGGAATGGACCAGCCATCGTTTCCTCCTATTCCGCCAGGTCCAGCAGGCCCTCGTTGTCGATCCCAGCCCGCGCGCTCATGCGGCGATCCTCTTCAAAATTCTTCAGGATAGACGTTGAGCGCCCAAGTGGCGTGATAGGTACCCAGCCCGCGCGCCTTCCGAAAAGATGCGATGCGGTACACAAAATTCGATCCAGCTTTGTCCAGCCTGTTAGCGATATAACACTCCTGCATCCCTGGATGAACGAACTCAGAAAACAGGCTCTCAACATGAGAGAAAAACCGAGCTTGTTCATTGTCACCCATCGCAGAAAATAATTCTGCGAGATGTTCCGGGGTGGCCTCAATCTCGCCTATATATTTGAGTTTTGTCATGATGCTATCTCCTGGATATCGGTTGTTTTCGGCCATCAAGTACGAACATGGCAATGTGTCTTCCCGTGCCGTTTCCACTCGATCCGCCGCGCGCTCATCCCGCCGCCTCCATCGCCCGCTGTCCTTGCCACTGCATGAACGCTCCTATGAACGCCGCCGCTTGCCACGGATTGATTGCATTGCCGTAACCCCGCAGGCGTCCCACTCGGGCGGGTACCCCATGAGCCAGCGGGAATGAGCTGGGTTCAACTGGCCGGGCTTTTCCGTCCCGGCACGGGAGCCAGACGGCGTTTCTCCAGAATCCATTAAGTGGGCCTGGTCGATGATCGACATTCCCGTGTTGGCTCCACGGCTCCGCTTCGCGTCGTTCGTTTCCGCACTGCCCCGCGTTGCATCGCTGCATATCGGCGTCGCCCATCCCCCCAGAGGCGTCGTCAACCGCGCCACCTCGTTCAATGGCCTGGCGTTTTTCCCATGCTGGTTGCTGGCCGACGATTTCCAGTCCCTCGTCGTTGGCGTCGGCCACGCGCACAGGCCCGCAGCTCCCGGAAGTCTGTCCGCGCCTTGTCCAGGCCCCCCTTTGGGTCCGTCTTGTTGGCAGGGCGTCGGCCACCCAATACAAACGCTGCCGGAGATGCGGCGCGCCGACCCCCGCAGCGCAGGTATCGACCGCCCCGAGGGCGTAGTCCGCTCCCTCCATGTCAGCCTGTACAAGGTCGAGCCATGCGAGGCCGCGTTTACTCGCAACCTGCTCGCCAAAAACTGTGAGAGGTCGTAGCTCGCGGATGAGATTGAACCAGATCGGCCAGAGGTGGCGAGGATCGTCGAATCCGAGTCCGCCGCCGGCGTTGCTGAATGGCTGGCAGGGGCATGATCCTGTCCAGACGGGATGATCGTCTGACCATCCGGCGAGACGAAGGGCATAGGACCAACCTCCAATCCCGGCAAAAAAATGATGCTGTGTGTATCCGCGCAGGTCATCCGATTCGACATCCTGAATACTCCTCTCGTCCACGTCGCCGGGGGCTATGAGCCCGGAGCTGATCAACTCCCGCAACCATGCGGCTGCTCCAGGATCATTCTCATTGTAGTAGGCCGTCACGACACCCCGCCCATGCAGCAGTCCAGCAGCATCAGGTGTGCTCCTGCTGCTTCCTACGAAACCTGCGCAGGCTTGACTGGTACCCTCGTGCTATTTGCCTCAGGTCATACGAATCGGCCCCCGCGTCCTTCAGGTCGTCAAACGTGAATCCAGGCTCATTAAACAGATCGTCAGGACTAACGTGGAAGCCACAGCTCGCGACGAGGCCGATCATGTAGGCAACGCCTTGCTTGAATCCATCGTCGTTGGCCTTTTTTATTCGTTTCGCAGTCTCAGTTATCATCATCATTTATTCCTCCTTCCCCGCGAGGGCGGAGCTGGCTATATCCATAGCATCCCAAATAGCTTGCCACGCCCGAAGCCTACTCCCTGGGATATCTGGCCTTGCATTGGAATTCATAAAGTTGACAGCCTGTATCAATCCATTCAGCGCCTCCCGCAGGCGCTTATTCTCATCCATTGCAATCGATTCAGCCAAAAGCGCAAACTCCGCAGTGGCTACTGCCTCATCTCTGGCATTTAATAGTCTAGCATTATCCTCACTGATAATTTCATAGGCAACATGCACATCAAGATCAGCATCTAGCCAAATTCTCAAAGTATCATTGTCCATGTGGCAACACTTCAATCTTGCCAACGTTTTTTCCAGCATCTCGTTGACGTCGCAGAGGTCGGAGTCGAGGCTGTCATTCTCTTCCTCCAGCTTCGCCACGTGGGCGCGGATGGCTGCTGCATCGCATCGTCCGAGACGGCGCATGGATTCACAGTGCATTGATCTAGACATCAGGCCATCCCTCCGGCGGTTCGACGTTGAAAACCCCCAATCGCCCCTTGCACGGAAACGGAATAACAGCTCTGGCGTTGGCGAGCCGCCAATGCCATTGCCCCGGCATGGCCCATGGAGAATCGGAGCCTCGTACGCATCCGGCGATGGTGACGACGCCGACGACATGACCAAGAAGGAAGGCGTTGACGAAAACATGGGGGCGTTCCCATTGCGCCCGATACAGCGGGGCGAGAAATCCAGCCTCTTCCGCGATATCCCTGGCGGCTCCTTGAATGGCGTGCTCCCATCCGGACTCGCCCCGGAATATCCCGTCATCAGGCCGCAGACCGGCATGAATCAGAACCTCGCGCCCAATGTATTTTTCAGGGCAGCGCCAGGACCGGTTTTCGACGTCCTTGATTCCCAGCACGATCAGCCCGGCCCACGGCTGGCGGATAGAGATGGCGGACAGAGTTCTAGGCATCGGCGTCATCCCCATGCATCGATATTTTGACGCCCATTGCCTCCAGGTAGGTGCTGTCCGTGCGCATGGCGGTCATCATCCCGTTCCAGGAATGCATGGCCCGTGCAGGCGTATCCTCGCGCGGCCCGCGGCATCCGCATGTGAAGCACTCGACCTGATAGCCGTCATATTGCGTCAGCAGAGGTATCCCGCCACAGGCGCAGGATTTCAACTTTTCAGGCATCGCCCACCATCCTCTCTGGTTGAAGGTTGCCGGCGGGGACCACCACGAATGTCCCATCATCCAGAGCCACGCCATGGTTTCGGGGACGACCGTGGCAGACGATGGCCACGACGCCGCGCTTGCCGTGATGCGGCATGCTCTGCGCATAGCTGGAGGCGTAGTGGATGCGAACGCGTTGGCCGAGGCGTGGGGAGGTTACCATACGTCCACCTCCACCAAAATTCTGCGACATTCTTTCTCCGCGGCTCTCAGCGTAGCCGCAAACTCTGTGGCGGAATTGAGCCTGACTGACACGGGGGAGCGCTGGGGCACCGGAGGGAGGTTATTAGTCATAGCCTTGCACTCTAGATACCAGCGCACGATATCAAAACAGTCTTCAATGTCGTCCGTCGGAATCCCCCTACAGGCATTCATCGCAGCAGCCAGACGGCGAGCGTTTTTATATTGATTGTCTGGGTCATCGAGCTTCAAAAGCAGGTTCCCATTTCCAAATGCGAGAATAACTTCAGACCAATCTTTGGGAGTAGCGTTGCTCACGCCAACCCCTCCTTCTCTGCGAACCACGTCGTCACGTTCAACGTCGTATATTCGCCACGCTCCAGGTCTTCGAGGGGAGAAAGGTCCTCGATTTGCGATTTAGGGATCCAGACGCCCTCACCGTCGCCGTTGCAGTCGAGCAACACGGCGCCGTCGGACTCGTGCAGGAACTCGCCGAAAACTTCTTCATATGTCATGGCTACGCCGCCTCGTCGGGGTAGATCACCGCGTCCGGCGGGCCGTCGGGATCGTCCTCGATGAATCGACCGAGAGGAGTAGCCTTGTAGGCCTCGGATCGGGGGATGACATGCCCGGTGACCGGATCGAGCGGGGCGCCGGACTTGTCGGCTTCGCGGAAAAGTTCGCACTTGACCATGCACTTGACGTCCGTGGACAGGGCGAGCCGTTGCTCCTTACCATCGGGGATCACGACGCCGTCGATCTTGACCGTAACCGTGAATCCGGTGGCGTCCCGATCTTTGCGGACCTTGATAGACCCGCTGTTGATGGCGTCCATGATCAATCCAGGGAGTTCGGGAGAGACGTCGAAGAGAGGATGCTTCCCCATCTCCTTGGGCAGCCTGCGGCGCAACTCGGCGTTCTCGCGCTGGAGGCGCAACAGACGGGCCATGAGCCGCTCGGCCTGCCGGAGCTGACGCCAGTAGGCTGCGTCCGTGAAGGCGTGCGGGGCGATGCGGTAGAAATGAATCAACGTCTCGTTGTCGAACGGCAAAATGTCGTCAAGGCTCTGATCATGAAAACGACCGAACCACGCCTGGGCGACTTTATCTTCATAGGGCAACGGCCATTCAATCCCCATACCCTCGATGAGTAGGTACTCCATCGTTCTGTCACCTCCCGAGAGGGGATATTCCGACGCCGGATTGGACCAATCCTTCGCTACCGGCGCGTTCAGATCGATGAGTTTCCCTTGCCGCTTTTGCTTTTTGAAATTCGTCGCTTGCATCGTCTCAGCCATGATGGGTCTCCTGTTTTTGCTCCCAATACGATTTCAGGACTTCGGGGTCCGTTTCCGGGACAATCGACGACAGGACCGCCTCGCAGAGAAATGTGATTTCATTTTGGGTCATCTCTCCGAGCGTCTTTTTACTGACGCCTCCGGACACCACCAGCTTTGCAAGGTTAGGCAGGTCAAACATATAGAATGCCGTTCCCCATGTTCCGTTGACAAGATGCGCATGCCATGTGGGTATGCCCAGCCCGGCGCGGCACTTGGAGCATTTTCCGTCTGGAACCTGCTCGACATTCACCGGCCGGGCGCAGTGATAACCGGTGCAGACCTCGAATCGCGCCACTACATCACCCCCAACGCCAGCTCGATCATTTTGCGGTCGAACTGGAACGAGCAATGGCAGGCCGCCTCGTATTTTGTGTAATTGCTGACGCCGAGCAGGCCGCGCTCCACGGGGTAGCCGAACCGCTCCATCAACTCGCCCTGGCGATCCGTGGCCGGCTGGTCCAGCCAACGTTTTGATTTTTTTGCGGCGCTGTCCGTCTCGTTGGTCCGCAGAAAATCATCAGCCGAAGCGAGAGCCTGAATGCGTTCGCCGCGGGCCAAGCGTTTGACACCGCCGTTGCCTTTGACTCTGCCGAGCGCATCCCAATCCTCGCCGTCCACGCTGAACACTCCGGCCCATGCCTCAAAGCCGCTGGCAATCATGATTCGTCCGGTCCCGAACAGGTCCGTGTACCGGAACGGCGAGGCGTTCATGATGTCCATCTCGGTCAACTCCACGCGCGTGACCGCCGTTCCGTCGCCTGCCCCGAAGACGTAGCCGCACAGCGGGCAGGTCCGCGCCTGTTGCGGCAACTCCACGCCGCATTCCGGGCACTCCTTGGTCGCGGCTTCGTTTTGTTCGCCAGGATCGCGCTCTTTGTCCGAGCCCAGGCCCGTGTCCGCAGTGATGTCGCCGTGAGTGAGGAGCGATGTCCCGAAGTCCAGGACAACGCAGTCCTTTTTGCGCACGCCCGGAAACTGCTCCGGGTCCACGGTGCGCAGTCCTCGGCCCACCATTTGGATGAGCGGCGACTTTGCCGAGCATTTGCGCAGCAGCACCACACAGGACACGAGCGGGCAGTCGAATCCCTCGGTGAGGACCATGACGTTGGTGAGGACTTGAAGGTCCCCGCGGGCCAGCCGGCGGAGCATGGCCTCACGCTGGCCCGCGGGCGTTCCGCCATGAACGCAGTCGGCCTTGACGCCGGCCCTGCAAAACGCCGCGGCCACGTCCTGGGCGTGCTCCACGGTGGAGCAAAAGATGATGGTCCGCCGGTCCCCGGCGCGATCCTTCCAGTTACGGACAACTTCTTCGTTGATAGGCGCGGTATTGAGAATGGCCGCGACCTCGGCTTGGTCGCCGAAGTCCGCTCCTTTGACTTGGGCCAGCGCCTCGCTGGTTCCGCCCACGTCCACCACGTAGGCCCGAGGCGGGACAAGGAAACCCATGGCCACGAGTTCGCCGACCGTCACCACGTCGGCCACATTGTTGAACACAGCGCGCAAACCCTTGCGGTCGGTGCGTTCCGGCGTGGCCGTAAATCCGGCGATCCGGCAGTCGGGATTGGCCTCCCGCACGGCGTCGAGGATTTTGCGGTAGGTGGGCGCTGCGACGTGGTGAGCCTCGTCGATGATGACAAGGTCTTGTTTGGGCATCCGGTCCAGAGAATTGACCAGGGTTTGGACCATGGCGAAGGTCGTTTGCCCGCGCCAGGACTTGCAGTCGGCCGTGAATAGGCCGGTCTTTGCCTTGGGGTTGATCCGGCGATATTTCGCCAGATTTTGGCTCACCAATTCCGTGCGATGCTGCAGCACGAGCTGGCGACCGCCGATGCGCTGGCCGAGTGCGGACAGGCAGACCGTTTTGCCGGCGCCCGTCGCCGCAACGGCCAGCGTGTTCCCCTCTGTCTCCAGGGCCCGGACGGCCCTGGAGACGAGCCTTTCCTGATACGGTCGCAGGATCATCAGAACGGCACCCTATCCATTTGCGACGGCTCGGAGGGGAACTGTTGCGGCGGAGGAGGCGCGGCGGGACCGGTTTGCTGCTGGCCCCAAGAAGGCATGGAGCTTCCTCGGCTCTGCTGCGGAGCCGACTGCTGGGGCGCCTGCTGCGGGGCCGCCTGTTGCTGCTGGCCCTGGCCCCAATTGGGAGTGGTCGGCGCCTGCTGCTGCGGCTTGGGCTGCGCCCAGGACGGCGCAGGCGAGTCCGTTTTGCCTCCGGCGGCCGGAATTTCAGGCAACGGCTCGTCGGTGATGCGCTCCCCGCCGGCCATGATCTCCTGGTAGGCCTCATGGTCGGGCGTGATGACGCGCAGAATGGTGTTGTTCACCCACTTGCGGCCGTTCTTGTCCGGCTGGCTGACTTCACAGTCTACCATGATCGGGACTTCGATCCCATCGAGCTCCGACCAGCTGGTCAGCGTACGCCCTTGCCGGGCTTGTGGCCCCTGGTCTTTGGGGTTGATCCCCCTGGCCGCCTCGACCATGGCGCGAACTTTTGCCAGACTGATCCGAACGGCGGTCATTTGTCCGTTGGTGGACGCGCCGGCCACGTTCATATTCTCCCAAATTTTCGCCCCTGCGTACGAGCCAGTTACAACCTCGAACTCGACGTTCAAATATTCCATTCCGGAGCGGGCGCGGGTCAGCTCGGGCAGGGAGCCGACCTTCTGTTGCTCAGGCCGCCGGAGCGTCGCCCGGCATCGGACGATGGAGTGCGGGGGAATGGCGCTTCTCGGTTCGCGCTGCGATTCCGCGTCGTTCAGGTCGATATTCATGCTGCGTTTTCCTCCTGGTTGGCGGTTGTTGGCGGTTGGTATTTGCCTCTAGTGGCTGCGGCGAGGGCGTTGTGAAAAGCCGACCACGTCTTGTCCTTGCCGATACGGATGACATCCGGGAGCCCCCACCGATTCTTCGCCACATGCGCGGGGCGCTCCTCGGTGAACAACACGCGGTCGCCAGAGCCTTCGGCTCTGAACTTGTCCTGCGTCCGATCCTTTCCGCCGGATTTTGTTTTGACGAGTCGGCGCTCGTAGTTGGCGAACAGAACCATGTCCGCCCACTCCTGCCACAATGCCCAGGCGCGTTTATGAAGTTTGATTTGATAGCGGTCGTAGGGGTCCGAGTCCGGGGACTCGAACCGCTTGACTTCGGCGTGGGCCACCAGGACAATGTGCATACCCCGGTTCAGGCGCAGGGAATCCAGCCCCCCCATGAGGGTGCGCCATTCCTGGTCGGCTTCGACGTATCCTTTGCCGTAGCCCATGGATTCGATGGATTCGACATTCATCCGTTGGCATGTCTCTGCCCAGACAATAGGCTCCAGCCAATCCAGAGAATCAATGACCAGGGTTTGAAAACCATGCTCGCCATGCAGGGCGTTGATGGCTTCCACGATCTCGGCGTAGTTCTCCACCAGCTTGGGAAAGGTGGGGACGTCGAGAGCCGAGGCGCCGTCCTCGATGCGCAACAAAATGGGGTCGGGCCATGTGCATCCGAATGTCGTTTTTCCCAAGCCCTGGACGCCGTAAATAAGCGTCTTCTGGGGCTTGAAGTCGGCGGAAGCCGACTGGATGGAGTTCAGGTCAAACATGGCCTAGCCCTCCACCCGCTCGTACGTGACCTGCGGCTTGCCGGGGGTGACGGTCAGCGCATTCAACACGGCGTTTTTATATTCGTCCCCGGCGAACTTCAGATACCCGTCAAGCTCCTTCTTGGAGATGGGTTTGAACTCCCAGGTGAACACCTTGAAGAATGCGTCGTCGCCGAGGACGCCGCGCGCTTGACGCAAAGCCTCCTGATCCCACTTCGAGTACTCTTTCAGAGTCACCTTGATCTTGAAGACGTCGCCTTCGACCGTCCCGGTTTGTTTACCTTTCGGGAAAATCGCCATGGCGGCCAGTTGCTCATCAATTTCGCGCAGACGGTCCTGCGCCGACCCGATCCGCTCTTTGAGCGCCACGGCCTCTTGCGCGAGGACGTCCACGCTCTGCTGCTGAATGGGAACGACATTGGACTGCATCGAATCCTCCAAACTTTACAGGGTTATTGCCGACAACCAAAAGAATGCGGCGACGAATAGTGCGGCCAGCACGATGAGGCGGCCGGCCACGTCCAGGAATACGTTTCGCATCACAGCACCAGAAGGACGTCGCGCCCCGTAGGCCCTTTGAGATGGTGGACGCCGGTGCCGAGGACTCCAGGGGCCAAATATCCGCGCCGGAACTTCGTGGCGCAGTCGCGGCAGCAAAACTTCGTGTTACCGTGGGGCAACCGGCGCCCGCATGGACAACGTCTTGCTCTACGCTTCAACATGGCATCCACCTCGCTTCCTCCTGGTTCCCCCATTTGGGGCCGGGTTGGAGGTAAAAACCCGGCCCTTGGGTTGGGCGCCGTCCCGGTTCGGGTCGGGACTGGCTGTGTCGAGGCTCCGAGGGGTGGCGGGCCGGGCGCTACTCCGGCTGAATTGGTTTCCTATTAGGGGCTATAACCGGGAGCCCCTAATGTTCGCACGAGCAACGACAGGCATTGTGTGGCCCTTATCCACTGCCACCAACCAAATCCCTTCGTCACCGAAGGTGTTGGCTCTCTCGTACCAACCCCGCCATATATGGGCGTGTCTGCTTTCCACGCCGCCGCCACCCTCCGAAACCTCGACTGTCAAAGATCGCTCTTCCCTTGGCCTCTCCCGCCTGCCGTCGCGTGCGTTCACCTATTGACCCGCCCAATCCTCAGCCTCTTGCCGAGTCATAAAAAAGTGGATTCCTGGCGCACATTCGACCAGCATCGAGCCATCGAAATTCCCAGCTCCGCATCCGACAATCCCACCCACACGATAGATCAATGAATTATTTCTCCATCCGCAAGCAGTAGAGACATATTTCCCTTTACCGTCCTGAATTGACTCAACAACAACGACTTCCGAGCGACACTTGCGTGATCCGATTGCGTTGACGCGGCGCGAGAACCACGGGATGCGCACTTGAGCCACATATCCGTCAGCAAGCGCCTTCCATGCGTAAAAATCTCCGCGAGGTGGGCAGATTTGCGACCGCTTCAGGTCCGCGCCCCGGAGGTACGCGCCCCGGAGGTCCGCGCCCCGGAGGTCCGCGCCCCGGAGGTCCGCGCCCCGGAGGTCCGCGCCCCGGAGGTCCGCGCCCCGGAGGTCCGCGCCCCGGAGGTACGCGCCCTGGAGGTCCGCGCCCCGGAGGTACGCGCCCCGGAGGTACGCGCCCCGGAGGTCCGCGCCCCGGAGGTACGCGCCCTGGAGGTCCGCGTCCTGGAGGTCCGCGCCCCGGAGGTCCGCGCCCCGGAGGTACGCGCGTTGACCACCTTCGCCGCGCATCCACTTGGCGTGTTCATTCAGGACTGCTTGAATGTTGACTCGATCTTTCATCGCACCACCTCCATCCTAATTTTTTTGGCTCTGGCGTCCTCACCGTCGCGTGCCCTCGTTGCCTACCGGCTTGCCGGACTATTCGCCTCGGCCCAGCTCCCGTTGCCGCCCCTCGCCTCCCGCTGGTCCGGGCCTCGCCGCGAACGTGGCGCAGTCGGGTCGGGGTGGTTCCGTGTGCCGTTGATTTTGAGAGTAGACAATCGGGAACGCACGGTCAAGCAAAAATATCCAATTGACTACCAAGAAGTTCTAAAATTTTTTAGCCAGAATGGCTGTCTCTATTATATTGACAGATAGTCCCCGGTTGGATACCCTGAGCGCATGAATCTCAAACAGGACATCGAAGCGGCGCTTTGTCGGTTGAATTGGTCGGCATGGCGGTTGGCGAAAGAGGCCGGGGTCACGACGCAAACCGTGACCAGAATATTGAACGGAGATCGCGAGGGGGTTCATTCGAAAACGCTCGCAAAACTCCAGCCCTACCTCTATCCGGAATTATCGCCATCTCCTGATCAAGGCGAGCGCCAAGAGGCGTCATGAGCCTCCTCATCTGCTGCAAGTGCGGCAAAGCGACGCCGCAACTCGCCAACGCCCGGTCCTGCCAGGACGGCGACGTGGGCGCTGCGGAGCACTACGAACGCGAGGCGATGCGCGAAATTCAGGAGGCCACCGAGGCGTGCAGGCGGGCGGTGAAAACCATCAAACCACAGGCAGCATGATCTATGCCATCGAAAACTAAAGAGGTGAGTTTCATGGACAAGGACAACAAAAAAATTCGCGTCGTCAAGCAGGCCAACACGGGAACAACTCCTCCCCCGAGAGATTGTCTGGAGGCTCTCAAGAAGGTTTTGCAAAACGTTCAGGGCATGAAGGGTGGGAAGGCTGAGTACGTCCTACAGGTGGCGCTGCAAACGGTGCAGGGCGAAACTCGCCAAGCCGCAGCGGAGTATGTCTTTCAGGGTGTCAACGCCCTTCTTGAGGTCAACGACCTCCTCAAAGCCGAGCGGGAGGAGACCTGCAAGCGCGCCCTGGGCATCGTCAAAAACAAAAGCGAGTAGCGCGATGCCTACTCCACCAAACATCCGTTATGAATCCCGCTGCCTGCGCGCCGCCGAGACGCACATGATGTCTCTGGACCGCGCAGCCGTCGAAAAAACGTGGGAGGCGCAAGGCGTGGTGTACTGTCCAGGATTCAAACGCCGCATCCTCGCGAAGTCGTGCCGCGAGCGCAGGGAAAACCTACATTTACTCGGTGAAACGCGGGGGATGTGCGAGGCGTGCATAAAAAGCAAAAGGAGTGAGCAGTGAAAACGGCTATCGGTATCGTTTTAATTGTTTTTGGGTTGGGTCTTGGATTGTATGTCGGCGTATGGTGGGGGTTTGTCGGAGGGATCATACAAATCATCGAGCAAATAAAGGCTCCGGACATTTCCTCGGCCTCGGTTGCATGGGGAGCGGCAAGAGTTTTTTTCGCCGGCCTTTTTGGAACATTGGCGGCGCTTATTCCTGTTTGTGTCGGTAGGCATCTTCTTTCGGACACTCTGTGGTAATGGACTAGGAGATGAAATGTCAATCGGACTGAATCGCGTCATGATCATCGGCCGTCTGGGACAGGATCCTAAGACCTCCTACACGCTGTCCGGGAGCTGCGCCGTCAGCCTCTCCATTGCGACGGACGAGAGCTACAAGGACAACTCCGGACAGAAAGTCGAAAAGACGGAATGGCACCGCATTGTTGCCTTCGGCCAGCCGGCGGAGTGGCGCGCAGGCTCCGAGACCAGCGCCGGAGGAGGCAAGAGGACGGTAAGACCGAGTTCGGCGACCGCCTGATGTTCGCACGGCCGCCTCGGGGAGTGAAAACCGGGGGAAGCCACAACTTCGAGTTGCCGGCGCATCTCGAAGACAAGGTGCGCAGCATCTCCCGGCAGCAAAAAACACCGATGATCGCCGTTGTTCGGGCTGCCGTCTGGCTGTTGAAGGACAACATCACCCATGAAGCCATCATAGCTCTGGATGATATGGCCTGCACCCCTGAAGAAAATAATCAATAGGTTGATTTAACAAATTTTTTACAAAAACACCCATGATCGACCTCAACAGCACCTCCCCCTGGGCTATCACGGCGCGCATCAACCCGCTGGTTGACGCCGCATGTCAACAACGCCGCGCCGAGGAGCCGCCCCGAGACTACCTCGGTTGCTCTATCCTCGGGCACCCATGCGAGCGGGCTATTCAGTACGAAATTTCCCCGCCGGTCGAAAAAACATTCCCAGCCCGTGTGCTGCGCATTTTCGACCGCGGGCATTGGGCCGAAGATTACGCCATGCACCTCCTCCAAAAGGCCGGGCTCGTGTTCGCCCCGCACGAGTCCGGCCAGTACGAGGTCGCGTTCCTAGGCGGCCGGGTCAAGGGCCACGCCGACGGGGTCATCGTCTGGGAGCGCACCGGCTCCCATGTGGTCCCGATCCCGTGCCTGTGGGAGTGTAAGTGTCTCGGCGCCAAGTACTGGCGCGAGCTGACCAAGACGCGGCTGAAGTCCTGCAGGCCAACTTACTACGGGCAGGTGCATCTCTACATGCAGGGCCTCGATCTCAACGTCTGCCTGTTCACGGCCGTCAACGCCGACACCATGGAGATGCACCACGAGTTGGTCGAGCGTGACGAAGCGACGGCGAACCGGCTACTCAGCCGCGCCGGGCATATCCTGCTGGCCACGGATCATGGAGAGCTGCTGCCCCGGCTGCATCCCAACCGTTCGCATGTCGATTGTAAAATCTGCTCCTGGAGCGAGGCATGCTGGGCATGAGCCGCCGGCGCGATGACGATGAACGGGGGAAAATCATCCCCATCGACCTGAATACGGCCGGATCGCAGGACAGTCAGCCGGCGCTGAACACAGCGTCGGAATCTCTGGGCGAGGTCGTCTCACGGTTCCAGGACGCCATCGAGGGCGCAGGCCTGGGGCGGCCGGCGATTGAAGCGGACGGTGAAATCCATCGATTCGACAACCCAAAATCAAAATCCGGCAACAAAAATTGCTGGTATATATTTTTCTCCGACGGCGTTCCGGCCGGTCATTTCGGGGCGTGGGACGAAAATTGGTCCGAGCCCTGGAGCTCCAAGCTCAAGTTCGAGATGACTCCAGAGGAATGGCGACGCTCGCAGGAACAAGTCGCCTACGCCAAGGAGAAGAAGGCCAAGGAGCGGGCGCTGGAGGCCGACAAGGCCGCCCAAAGGGCGAATGATCTGTGGACCAGTTCTGCTGAAACCTCAGAGCATCCGTACCTTGCACGCAAACAGGTCGGGGCGTTCGGCGTCCGGACCAACGCGGCGGAGGGGACGCTCTTGATTCCCATGCGGAACCGTTATGCGGAAATCCGCGGGGTCCAGAGCATCCCCCCGCAGGGCAAGAAGCGCTACCTCAAGGGCGTCGCCGTGGATGGCGTCTTCCACGTCATCGAAGGCGACATCTCCACGGTCTATCTATGCGAGGGCTACGCAACAGGCGCATCCATTCACATGGCGACCGGCGCCGCCGTGGCCGTGTGTTTTGACACGGGCAACCTGCCCAAAGCCGCTCTCAACATCAGGGAGGTGTTCCCAAAAGCAAAATTGATCGTCGCAGCGGACGACGACCGATGGAGCGACCGCAACAGCGGCATAACATCAGCCAACAAGGCGGCGCAGCTCGTCGGCGCGGACGTCGTGTCCCCGGATTTTCAGGACCTCTCCACCCACCCCACGGACTTCAATGACCTTCACGTGCTGGAGGGGCTCGACGCCGTGCGGGCGCAGGTGCGCGGGTACTCCGTGCGCATCAAAGACTGGTCGCTGGGAGCGCTTCGAGATCAACCGGTTCCGGAACGGCAATGGCTGGTGGAGCATACGATTCCTCTCGGCGGGGCGATGATTCTCGCGGCGCCCGGAGGAACAGGCAAAGGCATGCTCATACTCGATCTTGCAATTAAGGTCGCATCGGATCAACCGCAAAACATCGACCTCAACACCAACGTCATAGCGTTGGGGAACAAGGTCTGCGCGCATGGCCCCGTGGTCATGTTCTCCGCCGAAGACGACCGGGACGAGATACATCGTCGAGCCCAGGCGATGCACGGAGGGACGTTCCCGGAGAACCTCTACGCTGTCTGTCTGCCGGATGTCGACGGTTTGCAGGCGATGGCGATGGAAGTCCGCGGTTCTCTGGAGTTCACGCCCTGGTGGCGGGAAATGATCGACCAAATCGAGCGGATCAAGCCAAAGCTCGTAGTCTTGGACCCATTGGCCTGCTTCGTTCTTGCGGACCTCAACGCCCGACAGATCGGCGCTTCCGTGATGAGCGCATTGACCAAGCTGGCCAAAGCCAACATGTGCGCCGTGATCGCCGTACACCACCTCAACAAACTCAAGGACAACGTCAAAACCATCGAGATGGCCAAAACGCAAATCTCAGGTTCCGCCGGGTTCGTCGACCATGGCCGAGGCGCCTATGTCTTTTGGCCGGAAGACGACAAGCGGGCGAAGGAAACATGCAAAGCACTCGACGAGCCTTTTGCGCGTGGGAAGATTATTCGCGGCGGGCTGGCCAAGGCAAACTTCCCGGGGGATCAGGAAGAGAAGGTGTACGTGCGTCAATCGAACGGCCTTCTGGCGGTTATCAACGACTATGCAAAAGCCCGCCAGCAGCAACGAGAGTGGGAAAATCTCAAGCTGTTGGAAAAGGCTATCGCCTACATGGCAGAACAGGGACACCCCTTCACATTGTCAGGCAAAAACGACGGTCTCTATGGCAAGCGGGAACGGTTGCCAAAACCGCTGAATGATATCGGACGAGACCGGCTTGAAGCAATGGGCCGTCGGCTGCTGATGGAGGGAAGGATCGGGCAGTATATGCCGGCCAAGGGATCGAAATCCGAGAAGTGGCTGGATATTCCGACCGGACCATTTGCAGAAGGAACTGGCGAGTTGATCCCTGGAGATTGGGAAGGAATGGTATTCGAAAAGTGATACAGTTTATAAAAATAGTAGCATCCCTGATTGGTCCAGACAACTTTTCAGGGACGTCAGGGACGGATCACAAAATCAAGCAATCATGCGGGTTCCGCGTCCCTGAAGGCTATGCCCGGTATAATATATACCCCTTAAGGGGTATATATATACCGGTCGGGGCGGCCAGGGATTCAGGGATGGAAAAGGCGGGGAAGGAAAAGTGAAAGAAGAAAAACAAACCAAAACGGGCGGGATTATTCTAGTCCTGCCATACCCCCCGAGCGTGAACCGAATCTGGCGTGCGGTGAATGGGCGAAACATCCTGTCGAAAACAGGCCGCCTCTACCGCTTGGCGGTCAAATCCGTCGTCGTCAAAGCCAGAGCCCAGGAAGAAATTCCCAAGGGGCCGATCAAGGGCGGTCTTGTTTGCGTCCTGGAGGTCTACCCGCCAGACAACCGCCGGCGCGATCTCGACAACGTCTCAAAGGCCATTTTCGACGGGCTGACCCACGCCAAGGTCTGGTTGGACGATTCGCAGGTCAGTGACATGCGCATTGTCCGCAGCGAGACCGTGAAGAGCGGCAAGGTGGTGGTGCGGATGAACCGAACCGAGACGACTACGCGCACGCGCGCGAGGGAGCATGCATGATCAAAACGTTTTTGATTCGCTGTCGGGCCTGTGGTTTTTCCCTGGAGTCCAACCCAAATATTCCGTTGCAATGGAAATCTATACCGAAATGTTGTGACGATCAGGACTTGGAAGTTCTCCCTGTCTCACGTGGCCAGGATGAACATGCAATCCAAGCGATGCTCAAACTGCCGGGGGTGGAGTGATGGGCAAAGTGAAAAGTAAGATGCCAACCTGCCCTGTCTGTGGGCTCTCAATGGACATCGTGACTCGGGGCGACGAATCGTTTGACGAGTGCCCAAATGGACATCGTTATCCGCGCCAGAAGTCAATGCTATTTTGGGATGGCCAAGCGGAGATGTCTCTACGGTATCGTAGAGAGCTTGGCTATGTGCCGAAAGATTGTGCATGATGCTAGAGGGTGAGGAAGACTATGCAACCCAACAAAGATCAAATTATTGCTTCTGCTAGTACCATTGAGAACAGCTGTGAAGATATTATTTGTCTCATTGATTTTGTTTTGAAGCAGCTACGTGATGGTAGGAAGGGCGCTTTGGCAAGGGGGAAGACTGCGCAGGCAGATGAGTATTCGATTTGGATCGCTGTATTGTGTGGGGTTAAATTGATGGCACTCGATAGTATTTACGAAATTGACAATATACATGCAGCAAACTCGGGCTTAATAGAGCCGGAGTGCCTGAGCTGAAGAGGGGGATGCCCGTGACCGTCCGTGACCTCGTCCAGATCATCGGTCCTGACGCGGCCAGGGCGCTAGCCCAGCACTCCGGCGGGGGGAGAATCTACGTCCCCACGCTGGAGGCGTTGGCGCGTGCGCATGTCTCGTCCCAGATTGGCCGTGCCCAGGTAGAGGACGGTCTGACCGCCGAGGCTGCTGCGGAGCGCTATGGCTGCTCACACTCTACGGCCAAGCGGGCGCGGGCGGCGTATCTGGCTAAAATTTCATAGCCTTCATTTTGGGTCAGATTTTGGCTATTTTCTGACCCATTCCTCGCGGTATTTGGCTCCCAAACGGGAGCGTTCTGCATGTCGGATGGCGTCAAAATCAGTGGATGCGGTCTCGGAAACAATCGCTACACGGACGAAGACGGCGGCGTAAAGCGCGTCCAGGACACGAGCCTGGATTACCCGATCATCATGGACCGGGACGGTTTCATCATGGACGGCTGGCATCGCGTGGTGAAGGCCCTCGTCGAAGGCCGTGAAACCATCAAAGCCGTTCGATTTGATGAAACTCCCTCTCCCGAATTTTACGAGGATCGGCCGTGAGCAAGCTCCAGCACCACTGCAACGCGGCGCACGTCTACTGCCGGTTGCGCAATCTGGGCCTCGGCAAACCGCTGGCTCATCGGCTCGCCGCTCTCTGGGAGCGCGTGAGCCGTTTCGTTTTGTACGGGAGAAAGAAGCCATGAATTGGGTGTCCTCGCTGTTTTCCGGCGGCGTCTCCACGGTCGTCGATTCCGTGGGCGGAGTGCTCGACAACCTGTTCACCTCCGATGAGGAGCGCGAAGAGGCCAAGCGCCTCATGGCGCAGGTGCAAGACAAGCCCCTGCAGGACCAACGCGACGTCAACAAGATCGAAGCGGCGCATCGTTCCCGCTGGGTCGCAGGCTGGCGACCGGCCATCGGTTGGGTCTGCGCCGCATCCCTCGCCAGCTACTACATCCCGCAATTCGTTCTGGGCTCCATCGTCTGGGTCAAAACCTGTCTGGCCGCCGGACAGCTCTCCGCCTATCCGTTGGAGATCGACGGCATTACCGGGCTGGTCGCCTCCCTGCTCGGCCTCGGGACGCTCAGAACCGTGGAGAAATTCGGAGGCAAGACAAAGTGAGCAAGTATGCGTTCGGAGCTTCCTCACTGGCGAAGCTTGGGACCTGCGATCCACGGCTACAGGTCGTGATGAAGGCCGCCATCGCTCAGGAAATTATGGACATGTCCGTTACCTGCGGCCATCGGGACCAGGAAACGCAAGACCGATATTTTCGTGAGAGAAAGAGCCGCGTTCAGTTCCCAAACGGCAAACACAATTCGTTCCCCTCGCGGGCCGTGGACGTCGCCCCATACGTCAATGACAAGTTGTCTTACGATCAGCGCCATTGCTGCCACATGGCCGGGGTCATTCTCGGCATTGCGGCGTCGTTGGGCGTGAAATTGCGGTGGGGCGGAAATTGGGACCGGGACGGCGAGCCCGTCACGGATCAGGATTTCCAGGACCTCGTCCACTTCGAACTGGCGGAGGACTAGTGGTCATGGCCGAGGCGCAGCTCCGAGGCTGGCGGCTGGACCGCACCGTCCCGCTCATGCTGGTGCTCATGGTGTGCATCCAGCTCGCGGGCGTGGTCTGGTGGGCCGCCGGCGTGGAGTCGCGCATTTCAGCCATTGAGGGCAGACAGGCCCGGTACGAGGCCACGGCCGACACCGCGGCGCAGCGCCTCGGAGCCATCGAGCAGCGCCTCGGATGCGTCCAGACAGACGTCTCATGGATCAAGCGGGCGTTGGGAGCGGTGGAAAAATGAAGACGAAGTACACGCCTACGCTCATGCGCAAGATTTGCCAGGGATTGGCCTCGGGTCGGTCTCTGGAATCCGTTTGCGCGGAGTTGAGCGTGGACCCTCAGGCCGTTCACCGGTGGAGAAGAAGCAAAAGCTCACCTACCGCCGAGTCCGAGTACCAAACGGCTCGGCAAGATGCGGCGTGGACGTTTGCAGACAAGGCTCTGGACTACGTCGATGAGATTCAGAGCCTCAAGGATGACATGCGCGTCGGGAGTCTCCCCGCTCCGGAAGGCAAGACCATGATTCGGGGCTGTGAAACGCAATACCGCATGATGACCTGGCTCGCCGGGAAAATGTCGCCCGCCCAATTCGGCGACGCCACTCGGCTGGAGCTGTCCGGCCAGGTTGGCGTCAAACCGCTCCCGGCCACGCCCCAGGACGCCATGAAGGAGTTCGTCGAGCTGTTGAAAATTGACGTCGAGTTTGTTTCTCAATCCATTCTTTCCGCGGGAGAGGACTATGCGCGGACCGTCCGCGACCGCCTCGCCTCAGCGCTGGGGCCGGGTGCTTCAGGACCTCATGAGGGTGCGAGCCATGCCGCTGTACCGCATGTATCCTGAGACAGGCCCGCTCGCTCGCACCCGCTACCCGCGGCACATGGAGTTTTTCGCGGCCGGGGCGACGTTCCGTGAGCGGCTGTTCATGGCGGCCAACCGCGTTGGCAAGACCGAGGGCGCCGGTGGGTATGAGATGACCTTGCACCTCACCGGTCGCTATCCGGACTGGTGGGAGGGGCGTCGTTTCGATAAACCGGTCACGGCCATCACAGCCGGCGACACCTCGACCACCACGCGAGACATCCAACAGCGCAAGCTGCTGGGCAACCCCGGCAACCTTGGCGCGGGGCTGGTCCCCGCGGATTGTATTCTCAGCACACGGCGCAAGTCCGGCGTGGCCGACGCCATAGAGTTCGTTAAGGTGCGCCATGTCTCGGGTGGGGAGTCGTTTCTCTACTTCAAGTCCTACGACCAACGCCGGGAGGCTTTCCAGGGTACCGAGCTTGACGTGATCTGGCTGGACGAGGAGCCGCCGGCTGACGTGTTCGAGGAGTGCTTGCTGCGGACTATGACCACAGACGGGTTACTCATGCTGACGTTCACACCTTTATCCGGGCTTTCTGACGTGGTGCTGCAGTTCCTCTCTGACGGCCGCGCGTACAACGGGGCGGTGTCCGCCTCCAAGTACGTCACCACGGCTACATGGGATGACGCTCCACACCTCTCCGCCCAGCAGAAGCAGGAGCTTTGGGACTCCATGTCGCCTCACCAGCGCGACGCTAGGTCCAAGGGTATCCCCGTGCTCGGATCCGGCGCTATTTACCCCATCCCCGAAAAGTCTTTCGTGGTGGAGCCGTTCGCCATCCCCGAGTTCTGGCCCCGGGCCTACGGCCTGGATGTAGGCTGGAACAACACCGCGGCCGTCTGGGGCGCTCACGATCGGGAGACGAACACGCTCTACCTCTACGCCGAGCACCTACGCGGCAAGGCTGAGCCCAGCGTGCACGTCGACGCCATTAAGGCGCGCGGGTCGTGGATTTCGGGCGCCATTGACCCCGCGTCCGCAGGGTCGAGCCAGAAGGATGGCTCCAAGCTCATCGAGGAGTACCGGCGCATGGGCCTGCGGCTGGACTTTGCGGACAACGCGGTGGAGGCCGGCATCCACAAGGTGTTGCAGCGCCTCTCCTCCGGCCGGCTAAAGGTGTTCTCGACGCTCCCCAACTGGTTGGGCGAGTTCCGGCTCTACCGCCGGGACGACAAGGGTAAGGTGATCAAGGAACGCGACCACCTCATGGACGCCACGCGCTACCTGGTCATGTCCGGGATGCGCGCGGCGCGATGCAAGTCGGACACCAGGGCGACCCGCCAGGCGTTCGCGGATTGAG